TGCACCTCTTCCGGGTGAAATCGTCCTGATTCCTCTTGGGATCACGGTTACCTTTGATATTGAAATGACTGCGGCTAACGTGTTGGCCCCACTTCGTACGGAAGCTATTGAAGCTATTCGTTGCGACGGAAAGCTAACCTTTAAGCATGACGTCAACACTCGTCTGTTTGTTGATACAATCTTTGTTGACCTTCAGGGCTACCTTGAAATTGGAACGGACACCAACCCGATCCAAGCTGATAAGACTTGCGTAATTCGTTTCCCCGGTGATACTGACCTTAACCCAGCCCTTTCGGTTGATCCTTGGTTGATGGGGCGTGGTATTATTAACTACGGCCTTTGGAAGATGACTGGGGCTAATATTACCCCTTATGTCAAAGTAGCTGTTCACCCCCTTATTGGTAACACTTCTGTCACACTTGCGTCTGTACCTACTGGTTGGGTTGCAGGTCATCAGCTTAGCATTCCCCCTGCCTACTACCGTGGTAAGCGTAAACCGGGTTCTACCGAAAGCTGGCCAGACGATGACCAAGAAGAAGTTGTAACAATTACCTCTGTTGTAGATAACGTCGTTAACTTTACCCCTGCGTTGATCTATAATCATGATGGTTATCGTCCCGTAGATACCGGCCTGAAAAAGACTGTGATCCCGGTCGTCAACATGAACAGGAATATCATTGTTGGTTCGCCAGAGGGCGTTGTCTCCCATCGCCGTGCGCATACCATCTCCATGCATGCTCGACGTACAAACCTTTATGGTGTACGGTTTGAATATATGGGTCGTACAAGAAAGTCTCGTCCGGGCGAAGACGCAGATATCTACAAGCTTCTGCCTATTAACGCGCCTTTTAACGGTGCTGCTGACCCTGATCCAGTGTTTCCGGCGTCAGGATTTTATAACGACGATCCCCAACTTATTGGTGTTGATCTTCATCCCAACGTTGATGGTACATGGGACGTAGATAGCAATATTACTGGTCGTTATCCTGTGCACTTCCACAGGACGGGCCATGTTCACCTTGAACCTTGCCAGTATACGACAGACCCTTTGTGCTTGTGTGATGCAGCTATTGCTGAAAACTGCTTCATTGAGGGTACTCCGGGTTGGGGTATTGCGCATCACTCTGGTAAAGCTCAACTACTTCGCAACACCGTTCGTAACTTTAAAGGCTCTGCCTTTGTTGGTGAAAAGGGAGATGAGACTGGTATTTGGGACGGCAATCTTGCTCTTATGCTTATCCCCAGTGTTGATTTCCGTTCGGGTACCGGACAAGAGAAGAACAAGTCTCCTTTTGCAACCGGTAGAAATGGGAACGGGTACTGGTCTGCTAGCCGGATCATTCACTTCCGTAATAACCTCGCATGGCATGTTAATATTGGCTTTGCCATGGGCCTTCGTGCACTAGAAGTTATTGACGAACCAAAGGTTGAGACTCTTACAGAACAAAAACCATGGGTTGGTCTGGCTGGCAGTGCAAAAGTTGGTATTGGACGAATTGCGTTTGAAGAGTTTAAAGACAACGAGTTTTGTGGTTGTACTCAGGGTTTTGTAGTTGTACGCTCCACACCTAACCAAGGTCATCAAACGAGGAGCATGATTGATGGTTTGCTTGTATGGGAGTGTGCTGGTAACAGTGTAGACCCAGAGTACACCCATCGCTACTCTTATCTTAATCTAGATGCTATTGGACTTAGAATCAACCCTTCTAATGGTTTACCGACAAAAGGGGGAGAAGCTAGGACTTGCCCTGATGTAATCAACTACTACGCATCTGGTATTATGCTTGGTACAGACAGTAAAGACCAAGTTTGGATTAACCCGAGGATCACAAACTTTAAAGCTGCTATCTGTCCGGGTAACCGTCAAGTCAATGGTGAAACGATAGCTGCAAATGGTGTACTTGACCCAATTATAGAAGATTGCACTTGGATTTATAACCAAGAGATTGAAGACCCAGCCAATCCGGGGAAACAAATTCAACAATACTCTAACACCCTTTCTCCGAACTATCCACCAACTCGTTGGCGTAACTGGACTGCTGCGGAAGTAGTTCCGGGGCGAATGATTGTGGGTTACGAAGGTTTGACTTGGATTTCGACTAACGATGTAAAGCGGAACGCTGACAAGACGGATAGCCTTTCTCTTACCTACCGTGGTTCAGACGAAGCTCGTGTTCATGATGGTTGGGATAACGTTCAACTTGAAGGTGTCTTGAGGGGCGACGGATACTATACTTCGGCTAACGGAAGGCTGGTCCTTTTGATGACAGACTTTGTAACTGATCGTCGCACAGGTGTTCAGACTGTTTTTACAAACCCTGTTGTTATCCAACACACCGAGAACCGGTGGAAAGGCCTTGGGGGAACAGTTGTCTCAGGTGTTTATGGTCCCGGTACCCTGACTCTGAATGGTGCACTACCAAGTCAGTATGAGAGTATGTTGCCTCTCTAATAGGAACTATAAATGAAAACACTTGCACTAATGCTTATTCTACTTGCAACACCAACTTATGCTTGTGTTTATCACAATCATAATGTATACTCTACAAATCCTCAGTAAAGGAAATTGAATGGCTAAGCAACTTACAGAAATGCAACAGAAGTTCCTTGATGTTCTTTTTGAAGACGCCAAGGGCGATGCTGCTGTTGCTAAAAATCTGGCGGGGTACAGCCCTAACGTTGCAACCTCTCAAGTAGTTAATGCCCTGCAAGAAGAGATTGAAGAGCTTACTCGGAAGTTTCTTCTTCGCTCGGCTACCAAAGCTGCTTATTCCATGTCTGAGGTAATGACCAAACCAACTGACTTTGGTAACAAAGAGAAGATGGCTGCTGCTAAGGATATTCTTGATCGTAGTGGTTTTGCCAAAACGGAAAAGGTGGAAATCAAGAACGATTCTCCGCTGTTTATTCTTCCAGCGAAACGTGATGAGTAGAGTTGCAATCGAAGGTAATATCTTTCCACCAAAGGATAAAGAGTCTGGTACTTGGAAACCAATCCCTCGTCTAGGCTCTGTTATCCCGTTTGGGTATGAGCTTGATCCTGAAGATAACAAAATGCTCTTACCAATTCCCTCGGAACTAGAGCTTCTGGAACAAGCCAAGAAACACCTTAAAAAATATAGCTCTCGCTCTGTAGCAGCGTGGCTTTCAGAGAACAGCGGACGTTCTATCACCCATACCGGGTTATTGCAAAGAGTAAAAGTTGAACGAAAACGTAAAAGACAAACCGTCTCGTACGCGACTCTCGCCAAAAGGTACGAGGCGCTCGTCCGCAAAGCAGAAGAACTTAAAAATAGTAGACTCGGTGCCAGCGCAACCGAAGCCAGCGGCGACTGATCTAGAGAAGTTTGAACGTGAATTTATCTTTAAGCCAAACCCCGGACCTCAGGAAGATTTTCTTTCTGCCTCAGAGCAAGAGGTTCTCTACGGTGGGGCTGGCGGTGGTGGTAAGTCTTTTGCCATGGTTGCGGACCCCGTTAGATATTTCGACAACGGACACTTCCGTGGGCTACTTGTCCGAAGAACTAACGACGAACTACGAGAACTCATATCTACCTCTAAGCGTCTATATCCCGCTCTAAATCCTAACAACCGTTGGCTTGAGCGAGACAAGACTTGGGTCTTTCCTTCTGGGGCATCGCTCTGGATGGGTTATCTGGAATCTGATGATGACGTTGAACGTTATCGTGGACAGGCTTTTAGCTGGATCGGATTTGACGAGCTTACTCAGTGGGCCAGCCCTTACTCTTGGAACTTTATGCGTTCTCGTCTTCGTACTACAACTGGCTCTGGGTTAAAGCTTTACCAACGCGCTACGACTAACCCCGGTGGTCCCGGTCACGGGTGGGTCAAGAAGATGTTCGTTGACGCTGCCCCAGCGAATACACCTTTCTGGGCTACAGATATTGACACAGGGGAAGTTCTTCAGTGGCCTAAGGGTCACTCCAAAGAAGGTCAACCCCTGTTTAAGCGTAGGTTTATTCCTGCAACCCTGTTTGATAACCCTTATCTTGCAGAAGACGGTAACTACGAAGCTAACCTTCTCTCGCTCCCTGAGCAACAACGTAAGCAACTGCTTTATGGTGATTGGGACGTAAACGAAGGTGCAGCCTTCACAGAATTTAACAGGGCTATTCATGTCATTGAGCCGTTTGATATCCCCAATTCTTGGACGAAGTTTCGCGCTGCGGACTATGGCTATGGCTCTCATTCTGGCGTACTTTGGTTCGCAGTTGAGCCGAAAACGGAACAACTAATTGTCTATCGTGAGTTGTTCACTTCCAAAGTAACTGCTTATGATCTGGCGGGGATGATCTTGGAAGAAGAGTACGGGGAACGCATTAATTACGGTGTTCTGGACAGCTCTCTCTGGCACAACCGTGGTGATCGTGGACCTTCTCTTGCAGAACAGATGATTTCTCGTGGTTGTCGGTGGCGTCCAGCGGACCGCTCTAAAGGTTCTAGGGTTGCTGGTAAAAACCAAATCCACCGTCGCTTGCAGATTGATGAATTTACTGGTGAACCAAAACTGGTCATCTTCAATACCTGCAAGAACCTGATCGCCCAGTTGCCTAACCTTCCTCTGGATAAAAACAACCCAGAAGACGTGGATACCAACTCGGAAGATCACCTGTATGACGCACTCCGCTATGGAGTTATGTCTCGTCCTCGTAGTAATCTGTTTGACTACGATCCTAGCCAAAGTCGGGGTTATCGTCCCGTCGATCCAATTTTTGGGGTATAACCTGTGGAAGTAAATGATCGCTTGATAATGGATGACAATACCATTGTCGGTATTGAAGACAAAAAGAAGGGCGACTTCACTGACCCCAAGGTAGGGTCTATCTGGCGTTTTGTTGAATCTAAGTATCGTGAAGCTGAAGATGCTCGCTATTCGGAAGAGCAGCGTTGGTTGAAAGCTCAACGTAATTACCGTGGGATGTACGACCCGGATATGGCCTTTACGGACACTGAGAAGTCGCGTGTCTTTATCAAGGTGACCAAGACCAAGGTACAAGCTGCCTACGGTCAAATCTGCGAAGTACTCTTCGGTAATAATAACTTCCCTATCACTATCAACCCCACCACTCTTCCTGAGGGTGTAGCGGAAGAAGTGTATTTTGATACTCAGGCTGGTGCTGCTAGTGCTCCTGCGATGGCTGCGGGTGCCCCTAAGCAGATGGCTTCTGGTGGCCTGCCTGAGTTGCTTCCCGGCGAGACTATGCCCGACCTGATGCGTCGTGTAGGCTCTATGAGCAAAGAGCTTGAGCCTGTCGCTGACAAGCTTAAAGAAGGCTCGGGTAAAGGCCCTACTGACGTCTCGTTCTTCCCTGCCCAAGTTGCAGCTAAGAAGATGGAGAAGAAGATTCATGACCAGTTGGAAGAATCCAACGCTAAGGTCTATCTTCGTTCTACTGCTTTTGAATGCTCCCTCTTTGGTACTGGTATCATGAAGGGTCCGTTTGCGGACAATAAAGAATATGCCAACTGGGATGATAGCGGTGACTACAAGCCTACGTTTAAACTGATTCCAAATATCTCGGCTGTATCTCTTTGGAACTTCTACCCTGACCCTGATGCTCTCACTATTCCTGAGTGCGAATACACGATTGAGCGTCATAAACTCTCTCGTTCTCAACTCCGTGCGCTGAAGAAGCGTCCATTCTTCCGTCCTGAAGCTATTAATGCTGCTATTGTTGGTGGTGAAAACTACATCAAGAAGTGGTGGGAACAGGCTATGGAAGAGAGCCAGACTAACGATCATAGCGAGCGTTACGAGGTTCTTGAGTTCTGGGGGTATCTGGATACCGATAAAGTCAAAGACTTTGGAGTTAAAATCCCTACTGAGTTTGATGACGCAGAGCAAGTCTCTGTGAACGTCTGGGTTTGCAATAGCGAAGTCCTTCGTCTGGTTATCAACCCCTACAAACCTTCCTACATTCCTTACTACGCTGTCCCTTACGAAGTCAATCCTTACAGCTTCTGGGGTATTGGTGTTGCAGACAACATGGATGATACGCAAACCTTGATGAATGGTTTTATGCGTATGGCTATCGACAACGCTGCTCTCTCGGGCAACCTCTTGATTGAGATTGACGAAGATGCTTTGGTTCCGGGACAAGACCTGTCCATCTATCCGGGGAAAGTCTTCCGTAGGGCGCAAGGCGCTCCCGGTCAGGCTATCTTTGGCACAGAGTTTCCAAACGTCTCGAACCAGAATATGCAGATGTTTGATAAGGCTAGGCAACTAGCTGACGAGTCTACAGGGTTCCCCTCGTTCGCACACGGACAAACAGGGGTAACTGGGGTTGGTCGTACTGCCTCGGGCATTTCGATGCTCATGTCGGCAGCTAACGGGGCCATCAGAACGGTCATCAAGAACTTTGACGACTACCTGCTTGCGCCTATCGGAAAGGCCCTCTTCCAGTTCAACATGCAGTTTGACTATGACCCAGAAATCAAGGGTGATCTTGAAGTCAAAGCTGGTGCTACTGAGTCGTTGATGGCTAATGAAGTTCGTAGTCAACGTCTGATGCAGTTCTTGTCTGTTGTTCAAAACCCTGTCTTGGCCCCGTTTGCCAAGATGGACTACATCATTCGTGAGATTGCCAAGTCGATGGAGCTTGATCCTGACAAGGTAGCTAACTCTATGGGTGCTGCGGCTATCCAAGCTGAGATTCTCAAGCAGATGCAAGCTCAACTTCCTCCACCGCCAGAAGGTATGGCTCCACCAGCTTCAGGGGCGGCTCCGGGGGGCATTGATCCTACTGGCGCAGGGGGTGGTACCATTGGAACTGGACAGGCCCCTACACCCGGCACTCCGGGCTTCTCAGCCAACACTGGTGAGGGACAGGTTTAATGTCTATCAAACAGATCGTGAATAACCATGACCTGTGGCAAGCTCTCTTGAAAGAGTTTGATGACTTGCTGGAAATGGAACGCAACTCACTGGAACGTGCAGTTGACCTAAACAAAATGTATCAACACCAAGGAGCAATCAGCATCCTTCGTCGTCTAAAAAAATTGAGAGAGAACGTTAATGGCCGCAAATAACATGAACCTTGCTGGGGTCCAGAAGTCTCCCGCTGAAATGCGCTCTTTTGCTGAAGGCGGTGAAGTCGATCCGGTAAGCGGTAACGATGTTCCTCCGGGTGCTTTGCCTGAAGAAGTGCGTGATGATGTGGACGCTAAACTCTCGGGTGGAGAGTATGTGGTTCCTGCTGACGTTCTTCGCTTCTACGGAGTCAAATTCTTTGAAGGACTTCGTGAGAAAGCCAAGATGAAGCTAGCTGAAATGGATGCTGGTGGACGTATTGGTGGTGACACTGAGGAAGAAGACGATGATGAACTGCCTTTCAGCGACGAAGAGCTTATGGCTATTGACGATGAAGAGACTCCTGAAATGGCTGAAGGTGGTATCGTTCCGGGAACTGATCCCAACTCGCTTCCGCAGTCTGCTCTTACTGGCCAAGGAATGGAAACCAAAACCTACGTTAACGCCGCAGGTGCCCCTATGTCCATTCTGTTTATGAATGGCAAACCTCTTACTCCAATTCCTCCCGGCTACTCCCCTCAACAGGAAGCTCAGGCCCCTCAGGCTACAGGAGAGAAAGTAACTCCACCTGTTACTGCTAAGGGAAGCTCAGAGCAGGATAAAGCCGAGAACCAAACCAAAGAAACCCTTGGTTGGGCGCAGGGTAAAAACTGGAAAGACATGAGTCCAGAGGAGGCTACCCAACTTGCTAAAGATCGTATTGGTAACACTTCCGGTGTTGGCGCTACATAGAGTCCAATGGAAGTATTGTTGAATCCAGGTTTATAGATACGTGCAAAGTAAGATCCGTAGGCTCCGTTAGGGCTTGCAGCCAGGCAACCTCCGCTACTGATGATGGTAGGAGCAGTGGTAGTTTCTTTCACACAGACTGTATTGTCAGGGCTCAATGTATAACCTGCTGGACAAGTAGGAGTTCCACCTGCACAGCTTGGTACAGCCGGCACAAAGGACAGACTACTTCGGGCGTATTCTACATTGATGTACACGGTGAATAATACAGGGGAATGGAACCCATCACTTACACTCATAGCAAGTTGGTACTGAGGTACAATGACAGGGTTCAGACTGCTGTTGAGTATCAAGGTGACTTCTCGGGTAATTGGATCAAAGCTGAAGATTCCAGGTACACTCTGGCTGATAAGTGTGTATGTAAGTGCATCCCCTTCCACATCTACAGCAGGCGGGATTGTAACCACTACTGTATCAGATGGAGTTGTATCAGGGATTGTAATTGTCAGGTTGGTTGTCACCGGAGCCTTGTTTACATGGGTGACAAATACTGTCAGTGTTCCGGTAGAAGACTTTGCTCCGTCCGTTACGCCAATGACCAGGTTGTACACAGGCATGCTGGTACCATCCAGTTGAGTAGCGTCATCTACCGTTACTTCTCCTGTGGCTGTATCTATTGCAAATGCTCCGCCGGTATTACCGGATATGATGGAGTAGGTAATGGTATCACCTTCTCTGTCAGTAGCCAGCAGGTCGATAACCAGACTGCTGTCTAATGCAGTGTCATCAATGGTTACTTCTGCATTGAGCAGAATGGGAGCCCTGTTCACTTCTGTTATGTTAATGGTAAGGGTGAAGACATCTGCTGCTCCCTCGACTGTGTACCCTTGTCCTCCGAATGAGTACAGGCTGGTGACATAGTAATTGAGTGGGCCTATCAGCTTTACTTCCCCGGTGGTAGCATTCACATAGAATGGGAATGAGCTGCCGGCAATGTAGTATTCACTGATGTTGGTTCCGGTAAGGGTTCCTACAATGGTTCCAATGGCAGTATCTTCAGGGATGGTAATAGTCAGATTATTTGCTGTAGGAACCAGTGTAGGTGTACAAGCGTAGATGCTATCGTTTACTCCCAGGAACTCAACTACTCTGCCATCCTTGAGCAGCAGATCTCCTGCTGTGTAAGTGAGGATATTGGCCTGATCATACACCGGCAGTGTCCCTGATAAATCAGTCACCTGCTTATCCCTCATGGTCAGCAGCAGGCGTTTATACTGTGGGTCGTACCCAAGAGTATAGCCATTGCCGATGAATGGATTCTTCTCCTTCATCTTCAGGTACTCCCGAAAGAAGGTATTCATATCCTCATTGAGTAGTTTCAATTCCCCTTTGTAGAGGTATATCTGTCCTTCTTTATTGTCAATGAAAGCGTAGCCAAACGGTGTACGGATACAAGCCAGGTCATGTTGGGTACCGGCATAGCCAAGCTTGGAGCTCATAGCTTCCTGTGGTTGAAACTGGAAAATGTCTCCACTTCCCAGTGTAACCGAGATGATGTCACTCTCCAGTTTGGTTTTATCCTGTGTCAGGAACAATGCATTCTCACAGTGTATCAATAGTCTGTCATCCATGCCTTCAATGTGTACCGGCTTACCCATGTTCTTCTGCAGCTCATAGTAATCCAGTGGCAGGAATGTTCTCCAGCTTCTCATCTTGGTCTGTCTGCTTAGCTTGCCTCCACGGTGTATTCGGTATGGGTGAACAGTCAGGTCTTCAGCAAACGTATTGTAGATGTCTGCTGAGAATAGATCGTCCAGTGCATTGCTATCCTTACGGTAGCCAAACTGATTGGGATCACTGGTACGCATGAAGTTGGTCAGATAGTTCTGGGTATCCTGGGCAACCATGCTACTCTTAGGGTAGTACCTGCTGTAGATGTTGGTCAGGTCCTCATAGCGTTCATATAAGTTAGCGGCTGTCTCACATACGAATCTGCGGGCTACCTTGGTTCCCTGGAAGGGATCAAGGTCAAAGCCAGGAGTTCCGTTATGTGTCCAGTTACCATAAGTATGGAAGGTATAGTCTGAGATGTACACATCTCCTCCAAAGAAGATGGTAGCATTGGCCACTGTATTAGAACTTCCTTCCCGTACAAGGCTTTGACTAACGAAGGGTACAAACAACTGCTGCTTGAGACTCATCAGGTTGGCCAGGAAAGTATGCTCTGCTTTAGGTATCTTCTCCTTAGGAGTGTATGTCTTTCTGCTGCCGGGTTGCACATCCACTCCGGTGATGTCACCTGCTGAGATCAATGCTTCAGGGTTCTTGAACTTACCACCGAAGAATCCCTCAATAAGCAGATTGTGCCACTTACCGCCGAGGTCAATGTTATTGGGAACATATAGACTATCCCTCACTGCCTTGATAGTCTTGGCAGGAACAGTAGGAGATATTCCATACTGCAGATAATCCAGGTTCAATGTAATGGGTCCGTTGTTTTCTCCGTTCACTGCCTGATCTTCAATGTAAGCTCCGGTGCCGGCAAGATCATTGCGCTTATGCCTCAGCTGTAGACTCATGTAGTCCGGAGACACAGCAGGTCGGTTGAGCAGCATATCAAAACTGTGGAAGTGGTAGATAGACTGGTCCAAATAGATAGGTTGATTGGTCCCTGTCTTAAAGTCAATGAATGAATGCCAGTTGCCTCCTGAGGAGTAGTAGTTGCTTGGAGAGAGTGCAGTCTCGAGCCTGTTCCTTCCACCATACAGCAGAAGACTCTGTCCAATGATGGTAGAGTTGGCCACGTTGCGCTTAGCATAGAATACTTCCCAGCCAATGATCTGATCTGCATACTCAGCAGGAATGATTACATTCTCTACGCTAACTCCCAGCATGTCTAAGCTATTGCGGCCATAGTTAGGTTCTCCTGCGTACAGGTTCGTCTTACACCATTGAATGGATGGGAACCGGAAGTGTCTTACCTTTTCTCCCCGAAGATTTTCTCCTCCTACAGATGTGGAGTCGAAGTCTGCTGTGTCAGGATAGGTTTCACTGGAGTTCTCCCATTTCCCAAAGCTACCTGATTTGGTACCCAGATCGAATGAAGGTATGGTATCTTCCACCTGGTATTTAAAAGCAACCAATCCCTCTGCTGTTGCAGGAGTTGAGGATGCTATGTCTCCAATGGTCAATGCTTCTCCGGGAATGGGAAAGGAGTTTGTAGTAGTCCCGTCTTTTAACTTGTACCTCAAGTAGAAAGCATACACTTCTCCGTGCATGTGACTCTTCTCTTTGCCGGTAGTCATTGGTTCATACACAGGATCAACTGAAATGAGTTTACTATGCCACTGAAGTTTAACCAGGTTGGCCCACTTCTGCATCTTAATGCGTGGGGCTGTCTCAAGATCAACAATGTAAAGACTGTCATTGAGCTGTCCCATACTACCCACCTTGGTGTACACCTTACGTGGAGTGAGTATTTCTTCCAATGTAATAGTCTCTGTGAGCTCTGTACCCGAGTACACGATGGTAGCATCATTGCTGGCCCGTATGGGGTTCAGGTACTGCACAGCAGACATGATACCGTTTACTTTTGATACAATGGCTATCTGTACATTATCATAGTCAGTATCAATATTGGTAAGGGTAATTTCAAGTGCCTTATCTGTGGCAGTGCCGACAGCTCCACTGATAGTTACCGGAGCACTCACGGCTACAAAGCCACTCTCAGTACCATCTGTCTTAGTGTACTTAAGGGCTACATAATAAGCTCCCGGTGAAAGTATTCCACCAGACTCAACCTTAACGCTGATGTCTGCTGGTAATGCATTGGGGAATAGCTTGATGTCATTGAGTGTGTTGGCATTGGGTACATCCAGGTTCACATAGAAAGGAACTGCCTGCTTGTCAGTGAAGGCGCAGACCATCTCTCCCTTGTAGTTCCTCTGGGCCTGTCCTGTAATATAGTAGCTGGTATCAAACGGGAGTTTGAATGGTAAGGTAGCATCATCCAAACAAGGCGTGTACACATCATTCTCCACATCAAAGTAGCCAATGGCACTGTTCGTATTGTCACTGCTGAAGATGATCGGGAACTTATCAGTCTCAATGAGGCCAATAGGCTGGTATGGGATTACAGCAGACGATGGCAGGAAACCAGGTTCATTGATAATAGCCCCCTGTACATAATCCTGTACGCCATTCTTACCATGCCCGTAGGTTCCTTCAGGTTGTTCCTGTGGCCGGGTATTCCTGCTTAGTTTATTGAATTTCTTCATGGCTTGATAAATGAACCCTCCGGTCTGCTGGTTTGAAAGAAGTTATCGTAGTACCCTGAGTAAGGGATGAACCGGACGAATGTGTTGATGCGGTGTTCCATCTGCTCAGGAGAAGGCATTCTGATCTCTCCGAGTGCCCGTCCGGCAAAGAACTCAAACTGACTGGTACAATACTGGTAGTTGAATACAGTGTCTTTCCATCCTGCGCCAATCATCATTCCCCGGCAGTACCAGTAGAGCGCCTGCTTGTAGTTCTGATTGTCAGGGATCATTGGGAATCCATCTTCATCTGTGGCTATCCCACGGTAGTAAACTGTAAGCGGACCATCAGAAAAAGAAGTATTAATATGACCCATATCAGTATAGTAATACTCGTAGCTGCTGCTACCGGCAAGTTTACTGACCTTATCAAGTGTAGCAGTGTAGAGCGTATGCCCGTTGAAATCCTGTACACCAATCTTGGTTTGGAATGCATCTTCGGTATAGTTTACAGGTACAGTGGATTGGCTTGCCGGCCTGACTCCCCCGCCTTCCTTCAGTCTTCTTCCATTGTACTCAATGGCATCAATATACTTCAGGCCGCAGGGGAGTTTAGCTTTATGAAAACTCATGTTCAATACTTCAAATTTTCCTTCCAGGCTAAACTCTGTTTCCAGCTGTTCCATGGCTTCATACAGCCATTCATGGATGTCAGCTATAAAGGAGCCATCCTGAATACGGGTGTTCCGTATTACATTTCCGATAACGGACTTGAGGGAGGTATAGGAGTATTGCATGCTCTTTTAATAATTGGGTAGTATTTGAATTTAAATTTCAACAGAGGATCATCAGTCAGCGCCCGTGAGAACTCAGCCTTGAATCCCTTCTTCGTAATCATATTCTTTCCAGCAGGTTGAAAGTAGTAATTGGTTTCATTGGGTATCATCCCGAACTTCACCCATTCAATTCTGCAGTAGTCATCTTCCGTGTGGTAAATCTTAATCAGACTTCCATCTTCATTCTTCAATCCACTGGTAAAAGTCTCATGCCAGTTAACCAGGGGTTTGGTAAAGTCCCGTTGAATGCGGGCTCCCCGGATCTTCCCGAGGTTGGCTCCCAGCCGGAGTGTTTCCCCTTCAATGATTGCATTCTTTGCTTTGAAGAAATAGCTTTCAATAACTTCCTTCCAGATGAACCAGCTCATCCGTAGTATAATCTTTCCACTCTCTTCTTTAGAGTAGATGTTACAGTTTTTGCGCTTTACCCTTTTCTCGTACTTGCCCCACCATGTTGGGTGTGCTGCAAGCAGTTTTTGTGCGTACGCTTCATATACATGTTTAATGCTGTATTGCTGAGGTCGCTGAATTGGTTTGGCCATATTATGTGTTGGTGTTTACAGGTATTTGTTCCGTAGGTTTCTCATCCCTGCGGTTGTAGTCTACTTGCAGAATAGACTGAATGATCAGCTGTAAGATGTCTCCGCTACAGGGAAACTCCATATCCCAGGTATCACAGTCTACTGTTCCCATACATGCACAGTTCATCTGCTGGGCAAGAAGAGGGTCATCAAAGATTCCATCAATCCTTACCACGGGGATGCCTGTCTTGTCTACTCTCAGCTTATCGCTGTACTCATAGGCAGGAAACATGTGGGAGAAGTGACCACCGGATAGGTAATTGGCAGTGCCGGGAGTAAGTTCCCTGAATGGACTCTTACCATCAATACCACCTACGTAATCAAACAAGGTGGTACCCGCACGTATCAATAATGGAATAGATTCAACTGAAATGGATTGTTGTTCCCCGATGCCGGCAACACAGTCTGCTGCAAATGCAGTGGTCATCTTCACGTACAAGGTTTGACGGAAGAATTTACGCTGGCCGGGCTCTTTTTGTAAGGAGTTCGCTATTAACCTGCTTCTCCAGTACTTCACTCTTTCCATGAGTTGAAGCCTGAATGGAATATCCAACTCTCTTTCAAAGTTGGAGGCTAACAGCGTTGTAATCTCGTTGGGACTCATTGGGTATGGTTAGATTAGACGCAGCTGCAATGTATGAAAAAAGCCCCGGTAAAAACCGGGGCCGTTACCAAAACTAACTGCTTATTATGAGAAAATCTTAAAGTCCAAGTATTCCCTTCACTTCAGCTTCAGCGTTAGCAGAGCCATTGGATGGAATAGCCAACACAATGATCACTGGTTGTACGTGACGCTCTACCGGAGTAGGAGAAGCTTCAAAAGCATTTCCCTCAAGAATGTACACACTGTACTGAGCTCCTGAAGTAGCAAACGCTGTTGGCTGTCCAAAGTCAGCAGGCGTAGTTCCCTGGTTAGGGTACTGAGTGGTAACACCCTTGTACACGTTGCTTTCAAATTCCAATTCAGCTACCTGATCGTAGGTACCATTACCCCAGAAGGCATTGGCTGTACCAGATCCGGTATAGGTTGCAGTAGCTGCTACAGTGCTGATAGCCTGTGCGCTGAATGCCAACCGGAAAGTGATGCCTACACCTACAGCAGTTAAACTGATAGTGGTAGTGCTCAAACTGGCGGTTACAATGCTGTCAGTATTCTTGTTGATCACGTTGGTCTTATCATTGATAAGGGCAACCAATCTGCCAAGAGCTGTAGCCAAAGACTCACCTGTAAGAACGGTAACACCATATTCCCAGGTAGGGAACTGCTGGTAACCAGGAGTTGTTTCAATTACTTTCACACTGTAGTATTCACCGGCAACTGCTGTGCCTGAGAAAACAGCTTTTGAAATCTGGGCAACGCCTGCTGCGTAAGCAACACGTTTAGCAGAGAAATCAGACAGACGAAACTTGCGGGTACGTTCAATGCAACCATCACGCTTCACTGCACCAAATAACCATACAGTAGTTCCGCTGGGGGTAACAACAGCAGGAGAACCTGAAGTAGTACCGGCTACCAGTGCCATTGTATCAGCATTGAAGAAAGCGAATTCACCTTCCACGGCTGTAGAAACGAATGTTGGAAAATCAGTTACGCCGGTGGCTGCTCCTGTTCCGGAGTAATCTACCTGCTTAGCGATAAGTACGTCAGCGAACACTCCGAGTGTGCTTTTCCAGTACTTGTGTTTGTTTAACATGGGTATGTAATTTTAGTAGTTACGAATTAGGGGATCTTGTAATGTTGTCTCTGAGTTTTGTCTCCCAGGAAGGATCTGCTGTCATAGCTTTAAAGTACTCAACAGTCAGATCGCAAACGGCTTGATGAAACTCTTCAGGCAACTCACAATCCTGAGATAAAAGTAGACTCATTCTCCGAGGTTTTTTCACGTAGGAAACCTTCACCCCAGTTACTATGAAGCTCGCATCCCCATAAACTCCCAGTATCCTGCTCGATATTTCAGAAATAGGTGTAAGATAACTGGAACGGGTCCACGGTGTAACCTGCATGGTGCTGATCTTATCAGATGCTGTCAGCCGGTTAGGCTTCCAGTTCCCATCTGTAGTATCATACCGGGTATAAGTGATAGTAGTCAATACTCCATTCACAGCAGACTGAGCATCCACAGTGATGGTACCTGCTGTGTACCCTACGAACAGGAATGAAGATGGCTTGTACACTGTACGGTAGTTCTCCCAGTAGACCTGCAGGTTTAATACATTCCTGAAGTACCATAGCATGACATCCTTTATCAGGTACTTCTCCTCCTTTGAGGCAGTGCCTGTAAAGGTTGCATTGTACAAGTTGATGATGTCAGCCAGTGAAATGGTCAGGGTAGGTGTCAATGAGATTACAACTGTGGTATAGAAGCGGGCTGCACTCTTGGTAGTAGCCAATGGCAATGACAGGATGTTCTCTGTAACTGTCAGCAATCCTGGCCGGGTACCGTTACACAATGCAACAGTACGGCTATCATCTGAGATGAGGTAGCTGTAGTCTGCTGGTAATTGAACAGCGTACTCGTCTGTATCTGACAGCTCTACAGGCAGCGTCTTCCCACTTACCAGCAGGGTACGTATGCTATCTGTATCCATCTGATCCACCTGGAATCCACCGGAGCCGTCTTTCTTAGGTTTAACCTTGGATTGAATGAACCTCTCCTGATTCTTATTCAGCAGCCAGTCTATTTCATCAGGCATCAGCTTACGCCTAACGTTTGCATTGATGTTTTGAGATGCTTGACTTACTTCAATGTGCTGCTCACGAATGTTCATCAGAAGAGGTTTAAATGATTATGATTTTCCTACAGCAGGAGTGACCTTCAATCCTTCCTGCATGCGTGCTTTTAATAGTACGAGAGTTTCGCTGTTGGCTTTATCCTTCAGCCAGAAGATAGCTTCCATGGCATCATTGCCCAATGCTACTCCTGTCTCAGGGTTGATGATACGTTCTCCGATCTTCTGTACCACACCTGTGTTGATCATGGTCTGCAGATAGTACCTGTCCTCGAACAGGTTATCTTCAAATGCTTCAATCATCTTGGATGGTTTACTTTCAGAGAACTCCTTCAGCTTATCCAGTTTCAGAGCGGCAGCGTTCTTACCTTTGAATACTCTTGGATCGGTATCCAGCAGGGTCAATAGCATATCCACTTTCTCCGGAGTCTTCTTAATCTTCAGGTACATCTCCAATGCCTTGTCCTTATCAGCACTGATCAGTACATTATGATCTTCCTGGGCTTGCGGATCAAACAGGTAGAACTCAGTCAGCATGTTGCCTTCTGATGATTGTTTGCTGTCAGATACTTTAGGATGGGAAATGGCGTGCCGGTAGGTGATGTAGTCAGCCAGGTTCAATGGCTCATTGTCTGCTGATACCGGAGCCTTGTTATCATTCTCCAGTCCGATCTCAAGGTCTCTTCCATCCTTACCGAATGGAACCTTAGTGGCAATGTTGCTGTAGTACTCTGCTACCTTGGCCCGGAAGCCTCTGTCTTCAGGTTCACAGTCAACAATGGTAGGCAATAACAGCTTCTGCTCTGAGAAGGTAAGCCCTGAGCCTACGGTTTTGGAGTAACTGTTCTCCCAAAAAGAGCCTACGCTTTTCTTGGACATGGCCATGAATTCAGGGGCTCCTTTCTGCTGTGCATCCTCAATGAATGACGGCTTGCGGAGTAATTTTACAATTCTACTGTTAGGGTGTTTCTTAGATGAAATCATTGTACTGTATGTTTGGTGATTGATTACGTAAGAGAAGAAACTACTGGTAGAGCTGACACAAAAGAAGCCCCTAAAAAGGGGCCTCCCGAGATCAGAAACCTCTATACAGTAGTTTCTTAGATATTGTTACTGTCCGGCTGTGCATTGGAAATCAAAGCAACGGTTAGCCCTTAGGATTTGAATACCAGCAGATTTAAATCTGGTGTATGCACTCTTATCCTGGTCAGTGCTTAGTAAGGTTGCTTTCGTCTCACTATCAATGTTGAAGCTGTTGGTCATTACCTGCAAGCTTTTAGGCATGTTGGTTAAACCAGCTATGATACCGTGTTGGAAAGAACGTCCTTTCTGTGCAACGTGTTGAATATTTGGTTGACCATCGTAGTCATTGTCATCAATGAATACCATACGATAGCTTTCTAACGGCCATCCGGTTTCAGGATGAGTGTACCCGGCAGCCTGCTGTGCAATAGCCACCTTACCATGATCAAATACAGGGTTGTGTTTCAACTTGATCGTGTAGCCATCAATGTGATAGAACTGATCGAAGAATCCGCCCAAAGCCAGATGTGAACCTGTACCGGAAATGAACTTGTCAGCTACATTACCTCCGCCATTGGCAAGGATGTTGGCTACGATTGTTCCACCGGCTTTCTTAATGGCTCTGTCAAAAGACCTCATACCACCACGACCTGTATGCAATGTAACGCTGATACCTGCTGTGTCAGACTGGCCAAACAGAGCGTCTCCGATTTGGTTAACCAGGTAGTCATAACTCAGGTCAGCATAGCTTCCCTTGTTCTGAATCTGCTCAAGGATACCACTACCTGTAGGGATAGCTTTACCTGTCAGCATATCTTTCAATGCAATTTCACCGTTGGCGTTCCTGTTGTAACGGGAGTACCAGTAGTTGTGTTCGCAGATAGATAACCATTCCATTTCATACTGCCACATGGCCCAGTCCATCCAAACATCGGTTTCACCCTTGTCTGTCTTAACACTGATCTTCATAACCTTGTTGGCACTGTTACCAGCCCAGCTAAAGCCATGACGCATGAAACCCATCTGATTCTTGAAGCTTCCTGGCATTGCCATTTTGCTTTCAGTGGTACGGGACTCACTCTCTGCAACAGCAGTGGTGATGTCAATCCACGCATTACCACCATCCAGTTCTGTCAAAGGACAGAAGTCAGTTGGCAACGCAGCATTCAATGATACCGTGTACTCATACTCTCCGGTGCCAATCAATCTACCCGGCTCATGCACGTATGCCTGAATACCTCTGGCTGATTGAATGATGAAGAACTGTTTGATCCAGTTATCCTGCATACGAATCTTGAACTGACTGTTACCGATACCTGGCTTATCACCAGATGTATAAGCATTGCTGCTCACGATACATGCCTTGTGCAATCTTCCCATTACAGGGTAAGTGAACTGAACGTCATCTAACTCAATAGCTGCACGCTTCATAGCATTGCCTTCATAGCCAATACCACCAAGGGTCATCAATGAGATAGGGTAATTCTTTGTATAGTCACCCATGATATAGGTGAGTTTACGGGTAAGCTCTGATGGAGCTCCCTGGCGCTGGTGGTAGAAATTGGTTTCATCCAGCATTGATTTAGCATCAAAGATGCTTTCCGTTACTCTGTACTTCAGAGCTGGTGTAGGTTGTGCCATATAGGGTACGTGTTTTTAGAATCTTAAAGGCTTCCCAGTGCGATGAATCCTCCATTTGGTTTAGGATTATCTGCACCCGAGCCTGGTGTCTGCTTGCTCTTCTCCACGGAACGCTTGAATCTCTGTACGTTCTGTGTCTGAGCCTTGTTCTTAATCAGATCATTGAGATCGCCCTTCTTGTACAGCAGGTAGAGGCTTTCCAACTGCTGTGTAAGGTTATCTCCTATGCGTTGTACGATAAGGAACTTTCCATCTTCATACTCCACATGCTGCTTTACAAAAGAGGTGAAGTTGGCTTTATCCGTATCCGGGATAATGAACCGCATTCCCTTACCCTCATTGATCACAGTTGTAAGTGTCTGATTGAGTTGATTGACATTGGATGTGTACGCTTGTTCTGCCTGCTCCTGAGCCGCCTCAATGCGTTTCAGTTCAGCTTCATGGCTTTGTTCAGCCGTCTTGTACGCTGCATCTGCCCTATCAAATAGGACTCCATCCTTAATGGCTTTGTCCACTGCCATCTGAGCCGTATCATCATCCAATCCTTTACTTAACAAAGAGCTTTTGTATAGCTTTACCTGTAAGTCCGAGTTGTCCTTGAAGGTGCTATACTCAGGCAAGCTATATGTTTTATTAGCGTAAAAAGTCTCGTCATCACCCCCTGCTTGTCTGTGCAGCATATATGCGTAAGAGCGTGGGTCTGACTGCTTTAAGTAAGCCTCAAAACTCTCTACAGCATTGGCTGCCACTACCTTTTCACGGTGGTAGATTCCCTCAGGAGAGAATGGTTCTACTCCTTCCGGATACTCCACTTTCAGAGTAGTTCCGTGCAGCTTGTCCACATCAGCGAAGAAGTCTTCAGGACTGTCATCAGCCGGGGCATCGTCTGCTGCAGGAGCATCAGCTACTGTTTTGGTAATGGTACCATCTTCATTCTTCGTGTAACCATCCATGAGAGTACCATCAGGATTTACTCCTTCAGTGCCGGCCGCATCTGCTGCAGCTTTATCAGCCGCTGCTTTCTCGTCTGCTGCTTTCTGATCATCAGCACTCAGTACAACTACCGGTGCTACATAGTCAGGGTTACTTAGGTCTGCCAGTGAAGGAGGCATAGGTGCCCCACCTTCTCCTGCAGCAGGATCATAGTGTCGTTTGATTAAGTTGTTGAACATACTGTATAGATTGTGTTGTTAAGAATTAGCGAAGTGTTTAAAGACAGGAATGAATAAGATTGCTTCTTCGTAATTAGCAGTTTTAAATCTTGTGTAGCCATCCTTGTTGCTGAATATTGTACCCTTTGTGTCAATACTTGCAAATAGTTTAACTTCCATTTGTTCAATTGTCCCAAAAATCTCATCACCTTTTGGGAATACTGTAGCCACAAATTCTATTTCATCTCCTACTAATTGAGCCCCTGTTTGAACAATACCGGCTTCTTTATAGAGCTCAGCAAGTTGTTCTGTTTGCGTGTAAGTCATACTGTATAGTTTAAATGTTAGTACTTAAGATAGAGTTCAATCATGGGAATGAACTGTTTAGCTAGTTTATAGTTAGTAGTTCTTACTGCTACATTACCGGCATCAAATGCCAGAGAACATTTCAGAACCCCCTCAGAATTCGACCATCTTTTTTTAGTAGCTTCTTCAGGAGTATTATTTCCATCTATTTCCTTTTGTAGATTAGGGTTGCGTACAAAACCAAATTTCCAATCATACGCTCCCAGGTTATTTGCAAGCTCTTCTTCCGCCGCTTTACCAACATTTAATGGGCTAAGTCCTATTGTAATAGATACTACCCACTTATCATTTTCAAATTTATTTGGGAATGCCTGCCTGTATAATTCAGCCAGTTCTAATCCTTGCGTATGTGTCATGCTGTATAGTGTTTAAAAATTGGAATGAATAGAAGTGCCTCTTCATAGCTGTTGGTTTTAAGCCTGATTATGTGCTCAGTAACAGAGAAGATTGTACTCGCTTTATTCTCGACTGGGCTGCTTTTGAGTCTTTCTTCAATATGCATTGGAACACAATTCAATGGACGTATGAAAATTGATACTTCCTCTGTTGTTTCTTCATCCCCTACAACAGGTTTCAGATTTTTTATGTAGCCTAGCATTGATCCCGGTACTTCGATTCTGTAGATGGATGCTAGCTCTTCAGCTTGTTTAATAGTCATGCTGTATAGTGTTTAGTTATTTACTCTTGCTTGCTTTGGACCTCGCTATCTGTAGCTTAGTCTTTTCAATCTTCTCCTTACTGGCCATGGCCTTCTCATCCATTTTCAACTCCTGGTTAGCCAGCTTCATATTGTCTTTGTGTATCCTGTCCCGGTGGGCTATCTCAGCATTCGTCTTACGCTCATCGGACAGTATCTTCTGCTGTGCAATCACACGTTTACCAATCTCCACTGCATCGGGAATACCGTTGTTATCTGCATCGCCATCTCCTTTCATGTTAGCCATAGAGTAGATGTCATACTCACCTTTGATCATGGTGTTCTCATCTTTCCTGTCCCACTCAGCATTGATCTCATCAATCCTCAGCATAGATTCTACCTGCATGAACTTCTCTTTCATTGCTTCCATAGCAGCCTCATGTTCCTGCTCACTTCCCTGCTGTGCCTGTATCTGCTCAGCTTCAATCTGTTCAATGCGTTTCAGCTTGCCCAAGAGTTCAGCTACATTGTTACTGCGCTGTACTTCCAGTATAGTCGAGCCTTTTACTCCGTTCTGAATCATCTGAGGTATCTGTCCCTTGTACTGGTTCAGGTTCATCTGCTCTTCTGAAGCATTGGTTACGAACAGTCCCAGTTCTGCTGAGCAGTAGCTGTTAGGGTCCATCTCCAGCAGATCCCGGTCGAAGTCGTCTTCATTGTAAATGGCACGGATGCCGTCTACGTTTACGAAGCGGCTGTAGTCCAGGAAGCCTTGTAGTTCCTTCTCAGTGAATTCCTCAAACAGGGTGAAGATCATATCAGTCATGATCGAGCTGTGGAAGGTGGCAGCCTGTGTGGTTCCTAATCCAGCAGATGTATCTACTTGCCCTTTGCGCTGTTCATTGATACCCAGCAAGGCATCCCAGTCACGCTTGAAGCTATCTCTCAGGTTGATGAGTTCTTTGATCTGATCAAACAGACTCAAGTCCAGTGTAGAGTATTGATTGAAAGACTTGTCCACTCCTGCCTGGTTACGATTCACCAGCATGTAGCCAAGTGCATCAGCATAGTAGAAGAACTTCTCCTCTGTCCAGCCATTGTTCTTGGGGATGGCGTTCTGATCAATCAGGGCTATCTTACCTTTGCTTTTAGCAATAGTCTTTTCCAGTGTGAAGTTGGTAATCATGTACATGATGGCGTAGGGAATACCCATCTCCAACACACTTACATTCTCACTGTGTGTATCACTGTAATGCTTACCGTTGTAAGGCAATTTGCAAGTGGAGAAGTTATTCATCTCATTGCGCTGTACCGGGATGGGCCGCATACGGGTGAAGATGTCATCTCCTATGCGGTAACCTTCATACACTTCATTTACGGTTTCCCGTTTAGTGACTTTCATAGTGTCATCTATCGGGGTGTCCTCATCCAGTGTCATCTCCTCTGTCTGCCCGGTGAATGGATCAGTATAGGTTACATGTAGTATTGTTTTCTTCCCCTTCCACACTACATGGTACACAGGAACTTTACCTGAGTAGGTATCACTCTTGGTCTCATTCTGCAGGAAGTTATACATGGAGAATGGCGTGGCCCAATGCGTCCGTAGTTCCAGGTTCTCATGATCACTGTCTTTCAACTCATCATAGAACTTGTCCACTACATCACTCACTGTCAGCAGATGTCTCCTCACCACCCAGTCAGCATCTTCAATGAAGTCTACTCCCGGGCTTTTATCGTAATCAATCTCCAGCGGACTTACCCGCTCATAGATGAAGTTGCCATGTTCAATATTCTTATAGCTGTATGTCTTGCCGGCAATCAGCCAGTCCTTAAACATCTTCAGCTGCTTCTGCTTAACGTTGTACTCACGGATGGCCCTCTTAATCCACTTCTGTCCACGTCTTGCGAGGTTGTCCTTGTAGTTGGAAGTGAACCGTTCTTTCACTTCTTCAGGCATCGGTATCTCCTCATCCTGTGGAACCTCTTGCATATCGTGGCCGGCAGCTCTCATATTCTGCTGGGCTGCTGCAAGGAAATGCTCCTGTACATTCTTCTGTACTGCTTTAGATAACCCATCCAGGTAGCTGTTATAGGCATCTTCACCCATATTCACTACCTGGTAGACATACGGCCTCTTTGGGTATTCCCCAAGTAACAGGTCAATGTTAGTACGCAGCATAGATGTGGGACGAACCTTAGCAGGATAAACCTTGTGATTTGGATCAGAGGCAGAGAGTGGGTCTGTTATATGAGTGAACCATCCTAATGGGAACTGGTTGTTGTAGATAGCATAGAGTTGTCCCAGATCTTTACGGTTAGAGGGAGCGGTGCCAAAGCTGAAGTTGGAAAGATGAACACGGTAATCTATGTTCTGCTTCCACCATTCATAACTATCCTTGGTCTTTTCAGCCCATGATACACGTTGCAGTGGTTTTCCGGATGGAGCCACTCGTCTCTTTTCTTCGGGTAACTGGTTAGTTGACATACTATGAAATAGTAGCAATAGTAGTCAACCTAATAGAAGGAAGTGGTGCCCTCCTGTACAGCTTGGCTCCCCCCAAAGAGAGGTTTGGAGTAGAATTCAGTCTCTGTAGATGTTCGCTGCTCTTCCTTGTAAGCATTCTCCTTAAGCATGAACATGGCCAATATACTCCCGGAGATACGGTCAGCATTCTTATCCGGGTTGTATCGCTTCATCTCCTTCAGCAGGCCAAGCCAATACACACGGTGGATATTCAGTATTGATTTTCCCTCAGGAGTAGAGCCCCGCATATTCGTATGCCAGTTGGCAAGATAGGTTAGGCCCATACGTTTCTTCTCCGTGGGCATATTCATAAAGATAGATCTGTTCTTCTGCTGTGCTGCAGAAGCATACTCCTTGGTGGAGAACATCTCAGGCTCAAAGTCCAGCTTATGTAGTTGTTTGGTTCTCCGGGCGTAATCTACAATACCTTGCCCACCACCGGCTATCTCACTTTGGATAGATGCATTGTACATATCAGCCAGCATGAACAGATTCTTGTAAGCTGTCTCCAGCTGCTGTGGCCGGGCGTCATACCAGGCTATCGGCAATCCCTCATCTGTAGGATCAATCATATTGTACTGCTTCCATACAGAGACGGAGAACAGTGAGGTGAGGTCTTCACTCTCTTCCTTGTAGTAGGGATCAACTACAATCTGATACATACCAGCAGGTGTCTGACTCTTGATGTCTTTATAAGGACGGGCAGCAATTGTGACACATCCTTCCAGATCATCTTTACTACTGTGAGGGTAGTAGTCTACAGGCTTGGCAATGTCTTTAGCCTGGGGTACCAGGATTACTCCGTGAGTTTCATCCCTTACCAGCTTACCGTATCTAAGCATACCCTGTATCGTCTGCTGTGTCTCAACTCTTCTAATCTGAGCTTCCACTTCAGCAATGTCAAACATATTCTTGCTGAGGCGCTTGAACATCTCCCCGGGCTTGAATGGGTACTCAGCCTTGTGACCATCGAGTACTTTGGGATCTTTAGCTTTCTTCTTCTGCCGGCGAATGATCTTCTCAGACTCAATAGCGCCAACAATGTCTACATTACCTTCCTCATCCATGAATGATGACTTGGTCCTCCACACAGGAACAAAGTACCCACAGGTAGTTCCTTCATACCCTTTCTCCCACACGTTGGGGAATGCCAGCATATCAAAGCTGTCCGGATCATAGAAGATGTCTTCCAATCCTTCAATGCTTACACCTTCTTCACCCCCAGTGCCGAACACACTGATCTGTCCTACAGTAATGTCTCCATCCTGAATACTACCCCGACACACATTCAGTGCTTTCTTAAGGTTCTTGAATGACCCTGCTTCTTCAAATACGATCTTCCTTCCTCTTTTACCCCTCGTATTGTGTGTAACTATATGATCCTCAATCAAGTACAAATGATCTTCTGCATCTACACGAATGCACTTAGCGTGTTCTTGATGTGAGAATTCGATAGATTGAAATTGTACAAATGAGGACTTGTTTAATGCTTTCTTATTCCATTTTTTGAAAAGTATCTTATTTCTTTTCCTAGCCAGGCAGAATAAACTCGTTTCATCAGGTTTGCAGTACACATAACATCTGTAGTATACCGTACCCTTAATAGTACGAGCTTTTACAGATCCTCCAAATCCTAAGCTATGTATTACCCAGATGAAATCTTCTGCCAGTCGCTGTGACTTAGTGCAGTATTCAATTACTCCAAAGTCACGGGTTACCGATCCATCAGTATCCAGCAGACCGTTAATAACAGCTAACCTTATTTCTTTAGAGTTGTATTTGTAAACATCAGGTATGAATTTAGTTCCTGATCTTTTATCGAATAAGTCCAGCTCTTGGAATAACGCTTTTGCATTTGGGAGATCAATAGTGTTTCTGATTCCTGTTCCCCAATTTGCCTTATTCATTTCATATGGAACAAGATGTGAAATAGAATCTACGTCTTCATACATCATTGTTAATTCTGCACGATTTTTTGTAGATTTTCCAATTGAGCCATCTCCCAACATCAATCCCATTGTGTAACTTTCAATAGGTACATCTTGATATGGGTAATCTGTACAGCCATTGATTTTAATCTTGATCTTGTTAGTGGGGTAGGCTGCGTATCCCATTCTTTTGTGAATATCAGCAGTGGTCATTGTGTGCTCTCTTAAAGTTCCTCCCCAGCTTTCCCAATAGGATACAGTCCACAGGTGATCATAAGTACATTGAACAGTTCTTCCATCATCAAATGTTACAGTGTAAATGTCTTTTATCCCTTGCTCGAAAGTATCTTCTACATTGATAATTTGCCCATCAGAGCCAAATACCTGATCACCAGGCTCTATGTCTTTCCACTTCCTTGGGCCATCAGGTGTAATGATATTTGCTGAATGTGGATGTGCCTTTTCAGGATCATCAATACTCAGTCCTATAATCTCAGAGAAGCTACCCCGCTCAACTCCTAAGGCATCTACATAAGATGCTTTCTGATGTAACAGGGTACTCTTCTTCTGTCTATTCTTCTTCCATTCAATGCAGTTATCATTGGTAAAATCCAGCATTGGTTGCACCTTATTCAGGATACCATCTACAATGAGGTACTGCTCCAACCCTGCGAAGTAGTAGTTCTTACTACCGTCAATGAAAGTGAAGTTGTACACGCCGTCCTGAGCCTCCTTATAAGAGAAGCCAGCTCCCCTTGTTTTCCCACAGCAGACGTGCTTAGCTCCCGGTGATTTGATTCCCATGAACTCACCACCATTCCATGCGATATGCTTGAAGTTGTACCACTCATAGTCTACTTCATAGAACCTGGGAAAGCCCATGATACGATCACTTACTACTCTGCTTAGCTTACCATCTTTCTTACTTCTGCCATCTCTGTACATGGCCATGGCCACAGCATCATCTACCTTCATGATAGGAGTAAAGTTCAAATAGTGATAATACCTCCCGGGTATCCACAGTCCTCCTACGGTGTACCCTTCAGCACATCGCTTCTCTTCTTCATCCCACCATTCCGTCCACTCCCTGCTTCCGATAGGAGCAAGACAGTACCTGTCCCCCTGCTTCTTGAAGTCACGGGCTGTGTATGAGAACTGGGCTGTGTTTACAAAGTTGTGGAATCCCATAGGTTTTACTCCTCTTCATCGTCATCCTGCAGCAGGCGTCCGATGTCTTCAAATGATGTTTGCGTTATTACAGGAGCAGTAGCTTTCTCACTCCATTCTGTTCTTGCAGTTCCTTCCTTACGTCCAAGTGTACTCTGACCTCTGATGCCGGCGTCTCCTTTCAGTTCTTCCTGTACTCTCTTCTTGAATGCATCAACAGCTGAGAATGCCTTACCCAGCTTCTCAAGATTGGTGAGGTACTGGCCAGGATTGTGTACCAACTCACCCTTCTTATCCAGCAGGGTGAAGTCGAGATTGAGGAAATAGTCATCCAAGGCTGTGAGTGAGTGTTCTACATTCCTTAGAGTCTTGAGACTCCTGCTGGATTGAAGCAGCAGGTCGTTGTACACTCCATGAGCAGCCATTACAGCGCCATCGAGATCAGCTTCTTTCAGTCCGGAGTATTTCATGGCCTCTTCTCTACGCTCATAGTCTTCCCACTCCCGGATAGGAGATGTGAAGTCCAGATCGAAGTAAATGAAGCTGAATTCCTTCTTAGCTTTCAGCTTCTTATCCCCACGGTAGTCTCCTTCTGAGCCCTTGTCTCTTCTCAGCAGAGCAGCGAACTCAGGGATGAGTAAAATCCACTCTTTGTTGAGTTCTACCTGGTAGTTGTTATCAATAGTGAATAGCCTCATGGTTTCTTGTTATACTTCATGATGAACTGAAGAATGCATAATGCAGATACTACAATACCCAGCAACATCCCACAGATTAATAATAAAGCCATCATAGTTCACTCTCCTCCATCAGAGTATTCATTCCTTCAGGGTTCTTCTTAAAGTACCACTTCATATCCTTACCCAGTGCATGTACATAATCCTTGTACTGTTGTGAGTTCAGTTTAACCTGGAACTTACCGAGGTAAGGGATCATCACTCCTTCCATTCCACCTGAGTGAATGGTATTGGAGATGAAGCCGGAGAAGTGTTTGGTGATGTCCTCAACCTGTGAGATGTTGAGTTTCATATCCTCAGCTATATCCCTGACGATACGGTTGTTACATTCCTTCTCCTCATACTTGAGGTGTGAGTCATACATTGCCATAGGAGGTTATCGGTTTATGAACTGGCACATCTGTACCACTTCTTTCTTTAAATAGGGTACTTCATATTCCTGTTTCTCAGGGTTGGGTACGTCTGCTGTTGGGTGAGGGTAGTGAATGATAGTCATCTTCCCGGGTAAGAATCCCTGGTACTCCAGCATCAGCATGTAAGTGCTTAGCTGTAAGCAGTAGTGTATCCAGTTGCAATCCATGAGGTGAGCTATAGGCGCCTTCATCATCTTGTAGTTACCATTGCGGAACTGGGAAGACTTGAAGTCCAGCTTCTCGTTAGTCTTGTAATCCTTGATGTGAGCATACCTCTTCAAGTTACAAATATGCACTGCTCTATTTATGTAGTCATCAGGTGTAAGGATGATGGTTTTATCAATCCTTCCAGCTATTCTATACCCGTGGTGCCATACCATTCTTTCTGTGTACACTCCATCAGGTCTCTTATTCCATGGGTAACTATCCTCATAGCCGGGCCCAATTACTGGTATCTGCTGTCCTTCATAGATGTTGATCATGCTTCCATGGTCCACAGTCTCATTGGCGTCATGTATCCGGTCACCTCTTACCCTGCTGATCAGGTTCTTCTCATCCCACTTAGCCTTCCAGTACTCAGGTGTGTTGCCGTGTTTCTCAGCATACCTGATGTGAGCATCTTCAGGGAACTGCTCATGGAACCTCTCGTAGAGTTGAGATGCTGATGTGTACTTCTGCTGGTTGAGAGTATAGAGATGCTTGCTGTCATCATAGTCTACCGGAGTGGACTTGTCAGCCAGTGGTCCTACCTCTTTCTTCACAGCAGGTGTACTCTTAGCCTGGAGTTGAGTGAAGTAGTTCATAAGCGTTTGATGTGGAGTTGATCTTTAGTTATGTTACCCTTTGTCCCATTTATAACAGCAAATGAAATTTTCTTATTATACAGCTCATGTTCTAATTTAAGCCCATCAAAAGTTATAACATCTGAATGGTTTACTATCGCACACAGTACCTCCAAAGCAAGCGATTCATTTGATTCCCCTTCTTTAGGAGTTGTTAATTCAAGGTATTCCTGTAACTCAATGGTTACCATTGGCTTAGTGTAACTCATTACTTAACGTGGTTTTTGATTGTCAATGTAGGCCACTGAGATGCTACCTTGTTCACAGTCTTCAGCACAGCTTGTACTGTCTTGTATGTCTCACTGGTAGCCAGTACTTTACCATTCCTGGAGTTCAGTGTCCAGTAGAACTGGTTGTCTGTTGATGGTCTGATGTGTAGTGTCATAGTGGTAGTAGTTTAAAATCAGCAGATGTTTCAAAGGGTAGTTATCACCTGTTACAACTTCTCGTTGTACACCATGTCCGCTGAAGAAGTTAACGGGTAACGGCCTTAACGGCGTACATCTGAGCAGTTTCGAGGTTGGTCTTAGCAATCGCTGCCAGTCTGTGTGTGTCTGCTGCCTGAGTTTGTTCAAGTATATCTGGTCCTTGTACCTTAGCATTTACCCACAGATGTATATATGTCCTGAGTTTACCGGTTTGGAAGTGGTGTAACTTAGCTTCCTAATCTAAAACTCTATACAGTATGGACACACTTCAGGATTTACTCCCAAAAACAACTCCAGCTAACCTTACACCACTCACCAGAGGACAGCAGGTAATGTCTGTCTCCTTCAACCCCGGCCAACGTGAAGACGTAGCCGCTATCAAGCAGATCTTCGCTGATTGTTTTGATGAGATCGACAGGTGGTTAAGTAAGAAAGAAGTTCCAGGGCTAGATGCTGAAGATACCAAGCAGGTCTGTGATAGAGAACTTGATCTTCTCAACAGTAGCCGGAGCCTTGTAGCGAACATTGTTCACGACGATAGCCTTGTGGCCTGTCTTGGTATCAGCCTCTTCAACTACAGCTGTAACCATGTCCCCATCCTCAAACTTCCTCACGCCTGCTCTCGCAATGGCGTTGAAGCTCACCTGAATGCTGTTCAGGTACTCATTGAACTTGGCGTCTGCTGTTGCAGTATCACCGTTACCCTCTGCTACCATGCCTTCCTTCAGCAGGAGCTTGTTCTCCGGACGTGCCATAGCCTCTGTGCTGTTAGCCTTCAGGTTGAAGATGTGCTTATCGAAGTAAGCCTTCTGCCCTGGAGTCTTAGCCTCCTGCTGTTGAGCAGACTGGAATGTACCAGCTCCCTGAATGGATAACAACACTTGTTGACCTACGTGTGACCTGCTGATTGGCAAGCGACTGTTGATGATAGCGATTGTGCGGGCTGCGTCGATTGGTGTGCGTGTGCTCATAACTGTATGCTCGGTTAACCTATGACCGAAAGGTTTAAATTAAGATGACAACGTTCAATGAGTACCTGAACAACATTCAGGTGAGCTTTAACGCCATTGCGAGAGCAGGAGTGAGGAAGTTCGAGGATGGAGACATGGTCACAGCTGTAGTTGAAGAGGCAGACACGAAGACAGGCCACAAGGCTATCGTCGTGAACAATGTTCGCTACAAGGCTCCAGCCACTGTTGAGAAGATCAAGTTCTCTATCACAGACCTGCTTGGAGAGGAGGCACCAGTTGCCACACCTGCTGTTAGCAATGAGGCTGTCATCAGCTAATTCACAGCAGACTTAATTACCAACACTCACAGTCATTAGATTGTGAGTGTTTACTACGTCATCAATTAAACCAACTTATATGAGTAAGCCAATCATTGACCTCGACCAGAGGTTGGAAGAGTTTTATCTGGACTGTCCGGAGGCGAGAGGCCATGGAGTACACATCTCATGCCTGCTTACAGAGGAGGAGATGGAGGAGATCATGCCTACACCTGTCCACACACAGCAGAAGTTCACAATCACAGCTCTCGGTTGAGGGCTTTTTTTCATCTGTCCCGGAGTAAACTACTACTTCAGTAGTGAGGAGTAAACTAACGTAAGTGACTGAGTCTGTGGCCCGTTGGGCCCGGACCCTCTACACATCCTTCTCCATCATTTGACTACTCCTACTACTACCTCATTTCCCTGTCCTCACACTACTATCACAGCTTACATACTATCCATCTACCCTACTACGCACTGAAACAACAGTGTTTTCCACTACCAATTCTCACATTCATAGCTGATTTCACTACTACTGATTCACATACAATACTACTATTCCCTGCTTCCAATCACAAGCAGATAATCCCTCAATCAGTGTAAGTGTAATAAGTGGTGTATAATATAATACTACACTTATTTATACACAAACTCTGGACTATATGTTCACCTATCATCTATTTGTGCGTACATTTGTCCAATCAATTACACTAATCTAATTACTCACTCAAATACCCTGGACTAATGGCTAAGAAACCGAACTTACCTAATCCCTTTGCTGATCCTAACAGGTTCAAAATCAAGGCTGTGTGGCGGCTGGAGAAGATGATCACAGCTGGGACAGATAGACTCAAAGAAGGACATAGCACTCCATTGCAACAGTTACGTGTGTACAAACAAGAACGTGGTAGTAAAGTGCTATTGTACACAGAAGACCTGTTCACGTTCTATCAGAATCTATCCACTTCAGCTAAGGACATGATCATGTACATTGCATCCAGGATGCGATTCAACAAAGACTATCTGGAACTGGAAGAGGACAGATACTGTGAGACCATGAATGTATCACGTAGTACATTCTTCAGTGCCAAAGCATCTATCAATGACATCATCATCTTGCCAAGGGCCAAACGTAACAACACATACTGGATCAATCCTAAGTACATGTTCAGAGGGCACAGAATTGAGGCATACCCGGACTGTGTGATAATGGAGAATACTCACCCATTTGAAAAGTACATGATTGAAATGCCTGAGGATGCTACAGAAGACTTTGAAGATTAACATTTAAACTCACACTCATGATACTAACAATCGAGATTCCCTGCAATACCGGGATTGAAATGGAAGAGAATCTTAATAAAGCAATAGCTGATTTCT